CTAAGGGCCAGTTTGAGCCATTTCTACCGCCATTTTATCGCCACTCATCGCCAGTGGATTAAGTTTAACGGCATCCTCTAAATGGTCAGGGGCAAAGTGCGCATATCGCATCGTCATTTTTATGTCGGTATGACCAAGCACGCGCTGCAAGACCAGAATATTACCACCATTCATCATAAAATGGCTGGCGAAGGTATGCCGTAAAACGTGGGTAAGTTGCCCGGCCGGTAATTCGATGCCTGTCCTTTCCAGAGCAGACCTGAACGCCCCATAACAATCACTAAACAGTCGGCCTTTTTTGTCATCAGGTAGGGAGTCATAAAGCTCTTTACTGATGGGAACTGTGCGGTTTTTTCTGCCTTTTGTGTTGGTGTACGTGATTTTGTATTTCGCGAGCTGGCTTTTTTTCAGGCTCTCAGCCTCTGACCATCGAGCGCCAGTGGCGAGACAGATTCTCACCACTGTTTCTAAATCAGGGTGGTCATGGCGTTTGCACTCTCCGAGCAGTTGCGCAATCTGGTCGTGAGTTAACCAGGCCATTTCCATTTCTTCTGTGCGGAAAGGGCGCATATTTTTTAGAGGATTTTCACCCTTCCATTCGCCGAGGCGATTTAACTCATTGAACACCGCGCGGAAGTAAGCGAGTTCAAGATTAAGCGTGCGAGGGGAAACCTCTTTAACCCTATTTGAACGGGCATATTCACCCTTTAGCCGCTTTTCCCGGTAGCGGGAAAACATCTGTGCATCGAAATCGCGTGCGAGTGGTTCGCCCATACACTCAAAGGCATGGTGCATAGCTAGCTGGCGTTTTAGTCCGTCTCTCAAGGTAATACCATGAGCGCTATACCATGCGTCGACCAATTCTTTTAGCGTTCGCCTGTCTTCCTTTTCCTCCTGCCACGGATTTTGTACGGTGTATTGTTCAAAGGCCAGCGCTTCACCTTTGGTGGCGAATTTCTTTCTGATACGCTTGCCTTTTGCCCCGTTAGGATAAAGTTCGCAAATCCAACCTCCAGCGGGGTTTTTACGGACAGTCATCAATTAACCTCGCTGTACACACCTACCACTCTACCCAGCGTCTTTATGTCATCAATACCGCACTCAAAAGGAACCTTTCCACCAGTAACGTGCAATTTTCTACCCGGGAGTTTTGTTAGCTCTCGAATACTAATTCCACCCTCTATGTCGACCAGCCAAAGGCCATCAGAGAGTGATGCCTGCTTATCAATGAAATGGAGTTTTCCTTCCGTTCGTATAGCCATCGCATCTGTAAGCGGCTTTGTGAAAAAATGAGCGTCGACTGTTATAGAACCATCACTTTTGAGTATTTCTTCACTTAATGTGAATAACTCGATGCTCATTGTGTCCTCGGCTGTCGCAGAAGATGTGAACGGTTGCCCTTTTCCTGTAAGTAACCACTGCAGATTGGCCCCTGTTTCAAGAGCGCAGTGTGCCGCAAAGTCATACGAAATAGCGCCTCGGGTATATCTGTTAGAGAGGGAGCTCGATGCAATATCGAAATGGTTAGCTAGCTGAATTTTCTGTGAAAACCCGTAAGCCTCGCAGATGCGATCCAGTACATCAACGTTGCTCCATCCTAAAGAATCTATTCTCATATCGATAAAACCTATTTACTACTTCTCAATTGGGAAGTATATTTTGGCTAAACCTACGCAATTGATGGCCCTATGTTGGCAAACGGTGGCCCTTTAATTGCAATCTTTGGCAAATAGGGAATCATGCAACATGGCTTCTGAAATCGCAATCATCAAAGTGCCTGCCCCCATCGTCACCCTGCAACAGTTTGCAGAACTTGAGGGGGTGTCATACCGCACCGCGCGCCGCTGGACAACCGGAGATAACCCGCGTTTACCTATCGAACCTCGCGTTATCCGTAAGGGCTGTAAACGTGCTGGCGGTCAAGTTCGTATCTACTATGCCCGCTGGAAAGAGGAACAGATGCGTAAGGCATTGGGCCATTCCCGTTTTCAACTCGTTATTGGTGCGTAATTCACTTTATGTGAATTTTGAGGGCTCAACATGTTTGATTTTCAGATTTCCAAACATCCCCACTATGACGAAGCGTGCCGGGCTTTTGCGCAGCGTCACAACATGGCGAAGCTTGCCGAGCGTGCGGGTATGAATGTTCAGACGTTACGTAACAAGCTCAACCCGGAACAGCCTCACCAGTTCACGCCGCCTGAATTGTGGCTGCTGACTGACCTGACCGAAGATTCAACCCTCGTTGATGGTTTTCTGGCGCAGATTCATTGCCTGCCATGCGTGCCGGTTAATGAGCTGGCTAAAGACAAATTGCAGTCTTATGTCATGCGTGCAATGAGTGAACTCGGCGAGCTGGCGAGCGGTGCAGCCTCTGACGAGCGCCTGACCTCTGCCCGTAAGCACAACATGATTGAAAGCGTTAATGCTGGCATTCGCATGTTGTCGTTGTCGGCGCTGGCGTTGCATGCGCGTCTGCAGACTAATCCCGCTATGTCGAGCGTGGTCGATACCATGAGCGGTATTGGCGCATCCTTCGGGCTGATTTGAGGTGCGTATGCTGAAAAGTGAACCGTCATTCGCGTCTCTGCTCGTTAAACAAAGCCCCGGCATGCACTACGGCCATGGCTGGATCGCAGGTAAGGACGGCAAGCGCTGGCACCCGAGCCACTCACAGTCCGAATTATTAAAAGGGCTGAAAACAAAGCCGCCGAAATCGTCAGGTTTTTTAATTATTCGTATTGTCCACTTTATTATTAAAGGGGTTAAACATGTCACGCGATGAATTAAGGATTGTTTTAGGTGCCATGATTCCGAACATGGAAGACGGTTTTGAAATTAAAACCCGCGATGGGATAATTTTACGAGTTGACCCGGAATGGGAGTGCTGCAAGCAGTTTAAAGATAGCCTGAAAGCTGAAATTATCAGCCAATTGAAAAGTAAACCAGCCGTCGTATTTGGTTATAGCTAATTAAAAAAAAGAAATTATCTGGCGTAAACCCGCCGGGCTTCTTATTGCCCGAAATCAGGAGAATCAATTATGCGTAATACCGAAATCCGTAGTTTTAACACTGATAGTGATGCGCTGGCCGTATTGCTGATCGATGCAAAAAAAGAAGAGCGTAAAGACCGCGCGCTCGCTGTTTCCATCCGCCTTGAGGCGCTGGCTATCCATATCACCAAAGAGGGTATGAGCGGCACCGAAGCTGCCGAACTGCTGCGTCGTGAAGCAACCCGCTTTGAGAATGAATCACAGGAGCTGCACTAATGGCCGACGCAATGGATTTAGCACAACAGCGCGAGCAGGAAGACCGCGAGCGCCACATCAGCAACGCGCGCAGCCGTATCGCTGCGCCTTCCCGTTTTCTTTGCGAAGAATGTGACGCACCAATCCCGGAAGCTCGCCGCGCTGCGATTCCGGGCGTGGCTTTTTGCGTGACCTGCCAGCAAATCGCCGAACTTAAATTAAAACACTATCGGGGTGCGATATGACTACCAGACCACTAAGCCAGCTCAAGAAAGCGGCGCGTATTTGGGATAAAGCCCATCGAGGCATCGCGGCGTTTTGGCTGCGTCAGCATGCCACATCCAAACAGGGTGAATATCACCCGAAAGAATCGAAGCTACAAATTTTGAAAAAACTTCGGGAACAGCAAAAAGCTCAGTCGACATCGGTAAATGCTGGGGATTTCCAGAACGATAAAACTCAACAGTCCGCCGAGTACAGCGAGCCGACACATGAATATCTGTCGATAGTTCTTCCCAGGTCTGCCAGTCATCCAGTTGAGATACTGGGGTATCCAAATAACGTCGATTTAAAATTTGTAAGGCGTGCCGAACATGTGTTGACCATTCTTCGCGTGGTTTCCAGCTATGTGGACAATTCCACTCAATTTTCCGACCTAGCTCATGCCGACCAGCTATTGAAAGAGGTAGCCGGTCTGCTATGTGGCATTGAGTCTCAGAAAGAAAAGCATCGCAAATGCCCAGCATGTCGGATGCGGAAATGATCTTCATTGGTTCTTTCGTAGCTTCGAAAGCTGTCACCTCTGTAATCAAATCAACATAGCGGCGTTGGGTGGGATCTTCTTCAGTGAATAAAGTCATAGACACACCTGTCTCAGCAAAGGCTATGGGTGAGATTGATTATGCCTTTGTATGGAATTTTCCAAAACAGGCAATAGCCAGCCCATATCTTACCTATGACCAACAACATCGCCGCGACCGTATGCTCGCGGCTTTGCTGCATGCGAGAAAGGTGCTTTCTCTCCAGCCTGAATGCGTGCGTTTTGATGTTTATCGCACCGCTGCTGTGCTGGAGAAAAACCAGGGCAGTCAACGAGCCAATGCCTTTTTAATAAGTTTCTGCAAAAGGGTATTGCCACGTCTTGAACTGGTCGCAAAAAAATACGAGTGCGCGGGTATCAACAGCAATGTATCAGCCGCTGTTTTTGGCAGTCATTTTGATACTGAACTTATGCAATATCTGGCGTCACGCATGGTCAATATGGTTGCCAGATATAACCGACTCCCGGACATGTCACGCGCCGATATCGACCTTTTGGCCGCTGATATCGCGAATTTCATTCGCGCTGAACTGGCTGACATTGATGACACCGGATTTAGCGAGCTTAAAACGCTGTACACCTGGTACATGCGCGCCGGTTTTATTTCTCTGCAATTCAATGTTACCCCTCCGCATTGGGAGCGAGTGACAAAGAAATATGTCGGAGAAGATGAAATCGCCCCGGCCATCGCTCGCATGTTTAACGATGTGTGGTGGCGTGGTCGTCTGCGTCGCATTGCGGCTGCATGGCGCGAACATCTGCAAATTACTGTCGGTAACGTCAGTAAGAAAAAGCATGCCTATGCGAGTAAAAACTGCGTGACTGACTGGCGTGAACAAAAGCGCCGCACTCGTGAATTTCTCAAAGGTCTGGATCTCGAAGACGAAGACGGCAACCGTATCAGCCTGATTGAAAAATTTGACGGCTCGGTCGCTAACCCTGCGATACGCCGCTGCGAGCTGATGACCCGCATCCGTGGGTTTGAAAATATCTGCAATGAACTCGGATACGTCGGGGAGTTTTACACTCTGACCGCACCGTCTAAATATCATGCCACGACTAAAGGGGGATACCGTAACAGCAAATGGAACGGCGCCAGCCCGTCGGACACGCAGAGCTACCTAACCGGCCTTTGGGCGCGCATTCGTGCCAAGCTACATCGGGAAGAAATTCGCATTTTCGGCATACGTGTTGCCGAGCCTCATCACGACGGAACGCCGCATTGGCACATGCTTATGTTCATGTTGCCAGAAGACGTCGAGCGCGTGCGCCTCATCATACGCGATTATGCATGGGAGGAAGACCGCCACGAACTTAAAAGTGATAAGGCTAAAAAAGCCCGCTTTCATGCTGAGGCTATCGACCCGGAGAAAGGCAGTGCTACCGGTTATGTCGCGAAATACATTTCTAAAAACATCGACGGTTATGCTCTCGATGACGAGACCGATGACGAAAGCGGTGAGCTGCTAAAAGAGACGGCACCCGCCGTTTCAGCATGGGCGGCGCGCTGGCACATCCGTCAGTTTCAGTTTATCGGCGGTGCGCCGGTGACGGTCTACCGTGAATTGCGTCGTCTCGCTGATACCGAGGCCGCGCACGGTCTGAGCGTTGAGTTTGCCGCCGTCCATGATGCCGCTGACGCCGGTGACTGGGCTGGTTACGTTAATGCGCAGGGTGGGCCGTTTGTCCGTCGCGATGATTTGCAGGTGCGCACACTGTATGAACCGCGCACCGAGTTTAATCAGTATGGTGAGGAAACCGTCTGCATTCGTGGCGTATACGATTCCGCTATTGGTGCTGGCACTCCGATTTTAACCCGGCTAACGCAGTGGAAAATTGTGCCGAAGCGTGCCGTTGATTTGGCCGTTGACGTTAAGGGCGCTCCTGCGCCCTCTCGGAGTTCTGTCAATAACTGTACGGGAAGCGAAAGCGATCCACCGGAACTCGATTTATCTAAACCCCTAAGTCGACGTGAAAAACGAGAGCTGACAAACCGACTCAGGAAGCAAAAGCCAGCAATACGGCGAAAATTTATCCACGGAACGGATGAGCAAAACGCAGCTATAGCGAACATTATCGACGAGATACATCTGACTACCGGCATCACAATCAGTCGGGGCGAAGCCCTGCACCTGATGGCGGGGGGGAAAAGTTGTTTTGACGGTAAATGGCTGATGGGAACGTCCAAAGGTGGGTTATTTTCCGCTACGCCATCGCATCACTCTAAAGCAAGAAAAATTCTAAATCGCGTTGCAATCTTGGCTGAATCAGCAGTGAAAAAATGCCATTAATAGTTTTTCCTAACATATACATACGCATTATAGAATCTTGATTTTTTTCTTCCATTTTCACCAACATATGATACTGTATATTTGTACAGTATCTCGTGTTGGAGGTTATGTGGATAGAGAACTGAGCGAGCAGGTTATGATTGAGCGGGTCGAGATGATTGCGCGTCTTACCGCTGAGGGGACCTGTCAGGAAAGAGACCGTGAAATTGCGTTGGGATTAATTGCGGAGATTGCGAAAGGAAAAATATTAAAAAACAAAGGGTTTACTGTGGTTTTTTCTGCATCGCATGTGAATGATAAAGCACGTAGTAGTTATGGAATTGACTAGTTTCTATGATTTTTTGTACTAGGAAAATAGTATGGAATGCATCCTTCATATGTAGTTGATGTTCATGAGTTGTAGACAAGGCGCATTCAATTTAATATGCGTACATAAAATCTACATCAAGGATATCAGAATGGACTGGATTACACATATCATCACTTTTTTCGTTGGGCTTGGCGCTGGTTGGTCTATTAGGATTGTGTATTCGTCGCGTAAGCAAGTTGGCGATACCACGAAAAATTCGAATAATAAGACAGTGACGCAGTCAGGTAACAGTGTTACAAACGGAAGCATTGTCGGTGGTAACCAGGATCGTTCGCATTAAGAGGGATTCGTGTGTCTATCGAACAGTCGGGCAATTCCGTAGCCAATGGCAGCATTATTGCGGGTAATCAGACCAATCAGATAATCCATCAGTACGCTGCGAAGGGAACTAATCGCGAGATACAGGATCTCTATGAGCGTTTGAAGAGAGGGGACGCGGGTGACTCCAGTTCAGAATTTTGTGCTGAACTTGAGCATTATATGTCCCTTCAACCTGAAATCGATGTTCGGGGCTTGGATGCAAAATTAATTGAAAGCAATAGAAAAGATTTATTATTTTTGGCGAAGCAGATGAAGGAAAAGGCTACAAAAGCGATAATGCGTCGCCAAACTTCGAGAACAGCTCAACGGATATTTGTAATAATTTTAGACCAGATCCATTATGATTTTATAATGAAAGTAACACCACTAATAGAAGCTGATAGCCCAAGAATAATTGTTGATGAAAAAATAAGCTCGATTATTGACGAGTTATATACGTCTTTAGGTGAAAATCTATTGGAGTTGACTGCAAAAGATCTTTTGGGATTATTGTTTTTTCTCGGTGGTAATTGTCATATAAGGTGGGATAAATGTTAATTTATCATCCGGCATATGATGCGTATCATTGTCTTTTTAGAATGATTGCGTTAATCGATCACGTAAATGAAATTGAGGTGGACAAGGCAAGAATATTAGATTTTTATCTTATATTTCCTGCTTTGGTTTCCGAGATTAGAATGCCTCATAACTACAATGCAGTAAAGAAAGAAGCCAAAAAATATTCTAATGAATATAGAAATCCAATTAACATTAGATCAACATTTCGAGATATGCACGAAATTCAAATGGCAGCAATTAGATGTTTGGCTGCTACTGGATTGATTGAGATAAAACCTCTCGAAAAAGATATTATTAAGCGAACGGATAAATCTATACCTGATGGCTTGCTATTATCCATGCGCGATTTTCTTAATGCAAAAGAAGAAATTTATACTTTTGTCATAAGACATTTGTCGCAATTCCATCTGACAGGGAAGGATGGGCTTAAAGATAGAACGAATTTAATGGAGTTTAGATATGACTTTTCTTAATCCATCTTTTTTTGTAAGCAAGTTGAAAGTTTTTCAAAATGGACGGGAAGCATTTAGTTGCAACTTTCACAAGGGTGTGAATGTTATCAGAGGACGTAATAGTTCTGGTAAAACGACTATTATGGATCTACTTGCTTTTTCTATTGGTGCAGAAAATATTAGGTGGAAGCCACAAGCACTACTATGCACTTTAACTTTAGTCGAAGTTCTTTTAAACAATAAGCCTGCATGTTTCAGAAGGGAAATAAGTAAGGAATCTATGCGGCCATTAAGTATTTTCTGGGGGGAGATGGGTGAGGCATTACAATCATCACCTAGCCAGTGGGAGTTATATCCCTTCAAGCGTTCAGAAAAATCATTGAGTTTTTCTCAGGTAATTTTGAATGCTTTGGATATGCCTTTGGCACAGGGGGAAGGTGCATCAATTTTAACTATGCATCAAATACTTCGTGTACTCTATGCGGATCAACCTTCAGTTCATAGTCCTATATTCAGGAATGATAACTTTGATAAAGCTCTAACTAGAGAAACAGTTGGAGATTATTTATGCGGTATATATGATGACGTCCTTTATAGTTCATTAATTAGACTCAAACAGGTCGATTCTGAACTATCGACTAAAATCACGGAGTTAAGAAGTATATTTACAGTATTGGGTCGGTCTGGGCAATCAGAAAACATTCACTTCATTGAGCAAAGGATAGCTGATTTAGAACAAGAGAAAAATGATATTTACAACAAGCTAAACGATCTAAAAGGTCGTGCAGTATCTGAAGGGAATAATAAAAAATCTGATAGAGAAAAAACAGATAATCTCCGTAAAAGGTTGAATAAAGCGAAAGAGAAGGAAGTTAAAAACACCGACCATATTAATGTATTGGAGATGGAGGTAGCTGATTCAGAAATGTTTATTAATGAATTAGAGGCAAGGCTCCAGGCGCTAAATGAGTCAGGTATAGCGAGAGAATATTTCAGCAATGTACAGTTTCAGTTTTGCCCAAGCTGTTTGAGTGAGCTTCATAGCTCCTCTGAGGGTGAATGCTCGCTGTGTAAAAGCCATGCACCTGAAGGAAGTGAAGCTCCACAGTTATTGAGAATGAAAAATGAGATTTCTGTACAGTTGAAAGAATCAAGGTACTTGCTTGAACATAATATAGAAAAGTTAAAAGAGTTGAAGCTCCAAGCGCCAATTCTAAAGAAAAATGTTCAGTCTCTTATTCGAGAATATGAGGCTGTTTCAACAGTATGGGAAAATGCCTACGAAATAGAGTTTGAAGCGCTTACAAAAGCGCTAGGTAGGATTGAAGAAGAAATTAATCAAGCGTATGAATCGCAGAAGTTGAGTGATGTAATTTCTGAATTACAAAAGAATCGCGATGACTTACAATCGGAGAAAGAGCGATTGGAGGCTCTCATAGAATCTTTGCAAAGCAAGGAGGAAAGCAGGAAGAAAGATATTTCTCAGACTGTTGAGTCTATTATGACAAGGCTTCTAAAACTAGACCTTCCTTTACAAACTGAATTTATTGACCCTAAGCAAATTAATTTTAGCTTTGTTGATAATGAAGTGTATGTGAACGGCTCTAAAAATTTCTCAGAGAGTTCGGCTGTAGTGCTAAGACATATTTTCCATTTAGCTCTTCTTACTGCAAGCCTTGAAAAACCTTACATGAGATTACCTCGTTTCTTAATGTTGGATGGGATTGATGATGGTGGTATGGAGAAGGAGCGTAGCCACAATTTGCAAAAAATCATAGTGCAAGAAGCAGAAACATATGAGTATGATTTTCAGTTGATTTATGCAACATCAGAAATTAATCCTCAGTATGACAACACTGATTTGATCGTTGGAAGATACTTTAACCCTGAAGATCGATCTCTCAATGTGAGCTATGTAGCAACTGATAATGGGAAATTAATATAGCTGCATGAAAACCATGCATTGTGGTGCATGGTTTTGCATTCGGTTTTTTAGTCAAACTTTGTTAGCTCACGCCAGCGCTGGCGCGGCTTCAGGGTGTTGATGCAACTGCATTAAAACCGCCCCATAAAGCGGGCAGGCGTGGCGGGGAAAGCATTGCGCGCCAGCGGTGGTGCGCAATATTAAAAATTATCGTCTGAGTGCGTCGTGACGGCGCGTTCATGGTCGCTGTAGGTTCGTTAGTGGTCGGGGGTGTTCGTACGTGTGTGAGTACGCGTGTGACGCATCTGAGGAGTGACGGTGGTGTGCATGGAAAAGCCGCCTAGAGACAGCGGCTTAACAGGAATGGCGAGATTCAAACTGCTAATGTTTTTACAATGATTAAACTAATTTACATGTATGTAGAGTTCACAGTCACTAGACCAATCGGGACACTCTAAAACAAGCCCAAACTGCTTGAATATTTCACTAATGACTATTGTTATTTCCCGATAATCATCAAAACCTGTAATGTGCTGGTCATTAAACTTGCCATAAAGATTCTGAAAAGCAATGCCTAATTCTGATAATTGATATCTTATCTTTGAGTTGGATAGTGTAAGGGATAGCTTTGGATCGTATTCTTTAATGTTGATATTTAGAGAGTGGACATAACCCATCGCATAAGCATAAGAGTTGATGATAAGCCTGATGCGTTTTTTTACTTCGAGATACATTTCACTCAGAGGAGTATTATAGCGTTTATAGTCCCAGATGAGTTTTCCAATCTCGTCAGATACTTCATTTACAACGGTATCAAGATTCTCTAGAAATAAATCGATAGTCTCTTGAGGGGCTGACCCTGAAGACATGTAATTAGCGAGATATTCAGACCATGCACGCGTGGCTGAGATAAGAAGCGCGCTGCCATACTCGTTGACCGTAAAGTTTTGGGCTAAGCATGTTAGTAAGTTTTTTTCATGTACGTGCACTAATTCATGGTGAATGCGATGGATGACTGCGCGGTATCCTTCTTCGTTCAATTTTAAGAAGCTTCCATCATTGAAAAGCTCAGCAAAAAATTCAATAGATAGTACAAGGGTATATTCTTCACATAGCCCATCATTGCCAATTTTTGATACTAATTGTCCGACGGCTGCACCCTGTTTGCTATTGGTGTATGAACTAGGAGATTTATGTTGGTAAGTGGATGTTATCTTTTGAAGGGCTTCGCTAAAGTTATAGGAAATAACAATGCATTTTAATTTTGAGATTTCAAGGTTGAGATTGTTATTTAAAGCTCGGATGGCTTCTAGCGTGAACCTACCGATATTATTTGCTTCTTCTTCAGTAGCGAAACCTTCTAGGGTTATTTCAAAATTAGTTTCCAAAATATTAATCTCCGCATCCATTATTTTGATATCTGATGCACTATAGCTTTCGCAGATTGTATCTTCAATGATGAGCGCGGAGATTAAGCTGACCTAAGTTATTCCGGGTTGTCGAGGGTGTACTCTTTGAACCTGATGACCTCCATGCCGAGCCAGTCGTTTACCTCCCTGAATCTGTCCTGTAAGGGCGATAACTCGTTACGCACAAAGACCTTTGCCACCTTCTCAACGTCGCCCATTGAGCCGATATTCTCAGGCTTGCCGCCCATGAGCTGGAAAGGTACGCGGTGCGCATCCATCAGGTCAGCGGCGCTGGCTTTCTTGATGTTGAAAAAGTCATCCTTTGTGGCGACTTCGCTCAATGGCACGATTTTTATGCCGTCCGGTTTCCCGTTCGGTGAGTAGAAAAACAGGTTTTTAAAGTTGCCGAGCCCTTTAGAGTTACGCATTGCATCGCGCAGCGATTCGACGTCAGTCGCGCTTTGCGCCGGGTCAGTCACATACATGATGTAACCTGCGTGCGCGCCGTTCTGGTAATACTTGCGGCGGAACAGCGTCGCGGATTCATTCAGCCATGCGGAATTAAGCGCGCTGAGATATTCAGGCAGGCCGTAAATCTCCTGATTAATATCAGGCTCCAGCAGGTGGAACACGGTATCGGGTGCGAACTCATGCGGTTGAGTGAACTTTTCCACAAACCAGAAAACCGAGTCATCGACCCCGCGCCGGGTGTATTTTGCCGGTGAAGTCAGCAGTTTGATTAACTGTCCGGTGACGCTGTGGCGCTGCTCAAGAAAGGCGTTACCGAATACCAGATAGTCGAGCGCAAAGCGGCTGAAATCCTGACGGGACAGCAGCGGGTGCGGAATGTAGGTGCTCGCGAGCACGTTGCGTTTAACGTAAATCGGTGAGCTGTGATGCACTGCAGAGCGCAGGCTTTTTGCCAGCCCGGAGAAGCTGACCGGCGGCTCGTACCATTTGCCGTTACTGATGCACTCGACGTAATCCAGAATATCGCGCTTATCGAGCACCGGCACCGGCTCACCGAAGGTGAATGCCTCCATTTTTTGCGGTGCGCTGGCTTTTAGTTGCTGTGGTGCGCGGGCTTTCTGCGCGGCGGCTTTACGGGATTTTTGCTTACCCATTAGTTGAACTCCAGAATAGATTTAGGCTGCATGCCGCTACCGGCAGAAAGCGGTTCGTTTAACAGGGCGTGCATGGTGGCCCATGCGATATCAGCGTGACTGGCTTCCTCGGTGCGACTGGCCTCATAGGTGGCGCTGCGCCCGCTGCTGGTCATGGTTTTGCGGATGGACATAAACGACTGTGTGACGTCGGTTGCTCCGGCGTCGTACTCCAGACAGCCCCGGCGAATCGTGTCTTTCGCCTTAAGCACCATTGCGGTTTTCATTTCTGGCGTGTAACGGATACCGCGTGCCGCCGGGTAGAATGAGCGCACCAACTGGAATACACCGAGACCGAGGCCTGTTGCGTCAATGCCGATGTATTCGACGTTGTATTTCTCAGTGAGCCTGCGGATGCCTTCTGCCTGTGCGGCAAAGTCCATGCCTTTCCACTGGTGACGCTCCAGCATGCGAAACTTGCCACCCGAAACCACCGGCGGCGCGAGTACGACACATCCGGCACTGTCGCCGGTGTGGGACGGGTCGTAGCCAATCCAGACCGGGCGTGAGCCGAATGGATGGTCGGCGAACGGGGCGAAGTCCTCCCATGTTTCCATCACGTCGACCATGCAGCGCTGCAGCTCCTCGAACGGGAATACAGATGCCTTATCGTCGACAAACTCGCACATAAACAGGTTCTTAAAGTCCTCATCACTGTTTTCGCGTCTGAGCTGGTCGAGGTCGAACAGGGTGCAGCCACCGGCAAGGGCGTCCTCAATAGTGACAATCTGCCGCCACTGTCCGTCAGCGCAAAGAAGCCCACCGGCGAGTGCGCTGTGACTGATGTCGATTTCGATGCGGTCAGCAGCACTGGCGCGCCTCTTGTTGAACAGCTCGCCAGACCAGAAGGGGTAAGCGCCGTGCGCCAGCGTGGAAGGTGTCGAAAAGTAAGTTGAGCGCAGATGCTTTTGCGAGGCCATGCCCGATGCGACTTTGCGCAGCTTCTGAAAATTCGGGATCCAGAATATTTCATCGACATACAGGTCGCCGTTATGGCTCTGTGCGGTGTTGGAATTGGTGCCGAGAAAAATCAGCTTTGCGCCGTTGTTGCCGATGACAATCGGGTCGCCGGTCAGGTCGACGTCAACCAGTCGCGCAAACTGGATGATGTATTCCCGGAACACGTAAGCCTGCGTTTTACTGGCCGACAGAAAAATCTGGTTATGGCCGGTCTTGAGCGCGCGCAGCAGTGCCTCGCGGGAAAAGTAGAACGTCGCGCCAATCTGGCGGGATTTGAGAATATCGCGAATACGGTGCGCCAGTCCTGCCCGGTACCACTGCAACTGGTATTCGAAAGACTGGTCGAAGAAAATTTCTTCCAGCTTTGCGACAGCCTCATCGCTGAAAAAGTTCTTTTTCGGCCTCTTACGCTCCCCCTTGTTACGGTTGGCAACGTTGGGGTTAAGGTCGGCCTCGTTGCCGGTCTGGCTGTAGCGGTTGACGCGCGCCAGTCGCTCAATCTGCCGCCCGAGCAGGTCAATCTCTTTGAAGTCGCCGCCTGACTTTTGCTGCTTGGCGATGAGCTGAATCAGGCGCGCCTCAAGGCTGCTTTCGACACGGGAAATCGGTGCGATGCCGTCCCAGCCGTCGCGCTGTTTCCAGCTCTGCACGGTCGGGCGCTTGACCTGCAGCATTTCGGCAATCTGTGGCACGGAAAAGCCCTGCCAGTAAAGCAGCGATGCCTGTCGTCGCGGGTCATGCAATAAGGTTGTATCGGTGGAAATGGTCATTGATGCCTCGCCGTAGTGGATTCAGGGCAAGGCTACTTAATGGCCGTCAGTGATTCGCTAATGTGCTGTTGTGTGGGAGGTTATCCAGTCGTCATTGGTGGTCTGGCGCGTCCTGAGACTGGAAACTGGCGTTGACCCGTAACCCCAACCTCAGGACTCCTGACAATGGCAAAAAAAGTCTCAAAATTCTTTCGCATCGGCGTCGAGGGTGATACCTGCGACGGGCGCATTATCAGCGCCAGCGATATTCAGGAAATGGCCGAAACCTATGACCCGCGCGTCTACGGTTGCCGTATCAACCTTGAACACATTCGCGGCCTTTTGCCCGACGGCATGTTTAAACGTTATGGCGATGTGGTTGAGCTGAAAGCCGAAAAGATTGACGACGATTCTGCGCTGAATGGCAAATGGGCGTTGTTCGCCAGAATCACCCCGACCGATGACCTTATCGCGATGAATAAAGCCGCGCAGAAGGTCTATACCTCTATGGAAATTCAGCCGAATTTTGGTAACAGCGGCAAATGCTATCTTGTCGGCCTTGCGGTCACTGATGACCCTGCGAGCCTCGGTACTGAATACCTCGAATTCTGCCGCAAGGCGAAGCACAACCCGCTGCAGCGCTTTAAGGCCAGTCCTGAAAATGTCTTTTCAGTCGCCACGCTGGCCGAACTGGAATTTGAAGACGTTCCCGACACGGTGCTCAACAGCCTGGCCGACAAGGTGAAAGCCATTTTCAGCCGTAAACAGGTCAGCGACGATGCGCGCATGAATGATGTGCATGAGGCGGTGACCGCTGTCACCGAGCATGTGCAGACCAACCTCACTGCGCAGGATAAGCGTCTTTCCGATATGGAAACCGCGTTTGCCACCTTTAAACAGGAACTGACCGGCAAGGTTGAAGAAACCAGCCAGGCATTTTCCGACCTGAAAACCACCCTCGATAAAACCGAAAGTTTCAGCCAGCCGCGACGCACGAAAGCCAGCGGCGGTGGTGGCGATGAGCTGCTGACCGACTGTTGATAAACCGCAGACCCAAAGCCGGGCGGCAACCCCGCCCGATGCAGTGACTAACCGATAAATTCAAACAGGAAATACTATGCGCCCGGAAACCCGTTTTAAGTTCAATGCCTATCTGACCCGCGTCGCTGAGCTGAACGGCATCAGCACTGATGACGTCAGTAAAAAATTCACCGTCGAGCCGTCCGTCACGCAAACGCTGATGAACAAAGTGCAGGAATCATCCGCGTTTCTGCAGACGATTAATATCCTGCCGGTCGCAGAAATGAAGGGTGAGAAAATCGGCGTTGGTGTGACCGGTACTATCGCCAGCACGACCGACACCTCGGGTGATGATGAGCGTAAGACCGCAGACTTTACCGCGCTTGAGTCCAACAAGTACGAGTGCGACCAGATTAACTTTGACTTCCATCTGAAATATAAAACCCTCGACCTGTGGGCGCGTTTTCAGGACTTCCAGCGCCGCATCCGCGACGCCATTGTCAAGCGTCAGGCGCTCGATTTCATCATGGCCGGTTTTAACGGTACCACCCGCGCCGCCACTTCTGACCGCACCAAAAATCCGATGCTGCAGGATGTGGCCGTCGGCTGGCTGCAGAAATACCGCAATGAAGCCCCGACGCGCGTGATGAGCAACATCACCGACGCTGACGGTAAGGTCGTTTCGGCAGTGATTCGTGTCGGTCGAAACGGCGACTATGAGAACCTCGACGCACTGGTGATGGATGCGACCAACAACCTGATTGACGAGGTTTATCAGGATGACCCGAAACTCGTTGCCATCGTTGGCCGTAAGCTGCTGGCCGACAAATATTTCCCGCTGGTGAACAAGCCGCAGGAAAACAGCGAGGCGCTCGCGGCAGATATCATCATCAGCCAGAAGCGAATCGGCAACCTGCCCGCTGTGCGCGTGCCGTACTTCCCGGCGAATGCCGTGTTAGTGACCACGCTGGAAAACCTCTCTATCTATTTCATGGATGAGAGCCACCGCCGCAGTATTGATGAAAACCCGAAAAAAGACCGCGTTGAAAACTACGAGTCGATGAATATCGACTATGTGGTCGAGGCGTATGCCGCCGGGTGCCTGCTGGAAAACATCACCCTGGGCGATTTCACCGCACCTGCAGCACCGGAAAGTGGAGCCTAAACCATGACGAGCCCCGCACAGCGTCACATGATGCGGGTCTCGGCCTCTCAAGCCGCGCAGCGGGAGCAAGCCCCGCTGCGCCATGCAACCGCCTATGAGCAGATGCTGGTTAAGCTGGCCGATGACCGCCGCACGTTAAAAAACATCCGTTCAAACGAACGTAAAGCCGAGAAAAAGCGCGAGCTGCTGCCGTTCTATGCGCCGTGGGTCGCCGGTGTGCTGGCTGATGGTCGTGGTGCGCAGGATGACATTGTCATGACCGTCATGCTGTGGCGTCTCGATGCCGGTGATATCGCTGGCGCGCTGGAAATTGCCCCCTACGCGCTGAAATACGGCCTCACCTCTGACCATCGCCGCACAACACCTTACATGCTGGTTGAGGAAGTGGCGCTTGCTGCTCAGCGCCTGCGCGATGCCGGTGAGTCTGTCGACCTTTCCTGGCTGCAGACCACTATCGACCTGACCGACGGCGCTGACGTCCCCGATATGGTGTGCGCCCGTCTGCATAAGGTGACAGGCCTGACCCTGCGTGATGCCGGTATGAATGCAGAGGCGCTGGCGCAGTTTCAGCGCGCGATGCAGCTCGACCGCAATGCCGGTGTGCGCAAGGAAATTGAGCGACTGGAACGGGCATTGAAGCCAAAGCCAGAGTCCGCACCCCGTAAAACGACTAAACCGCGCACGCGCAAACCTGCCACCAGACCGGCAGCAAAGCGCGGGCGTTCACCAAAGGCGGCAAAAACCGCCGGTTAACTGAACGCTCCCCGAGCCGGGCGGCACGCCGGTCAAAGCAGGTAAAGACCTGACGGCGACCGGCGTCCACCGCCCAACCTGATGAGGTTGTCATGACGACAGTGATACTGAACCAGCCCGACGAACCGCAGGACGTACCGGGCGTGGTGATTCCCGCACCGGAGACGGGCGGTGCAGTGATTAAAAACACGTTCTTTTTCCCTGATGTGGATCCGAAGCGCGTGCGCGAACTGATGCGCCTTGAGCAGACGGTTTCCGATGCGCGCCTGCGCAATGCCATCAAGACCGGCATGGCCGAGACCAATGCGGAGCTTTACGACTACCGGCTGCGCCAGACGGCCGCCGGGTTTAAGCAACTGGCCGACGTGCCTGCCGAGGAAATCGACGGCGAGAATGTGCGCGTTTTCCACTACCTCAGCGCCGTGACGGCGATGGCGACCGCCACCCTGTATGAGCGTTATCGCGGCGTTGAGGCCACCGGCAAGGGTGACAAAAAAGCCGACAGTGTGGAAACCACCATTGATGACCTGTGGCGGGATATGCGCTGGTCAGTTGCGCGTCTGCAGGACAAACCGCGCTGCATCGTGGGCCAGCTCTGATGAAGGTCAGGTCGATGCAGGGCGACCCCCTCGACGTGATTTGCGCCAAGTATTACGGGCGCACTGAGGGCGTTGTTGAAACGGTGCTGCAGGCTAATCCCGGTCTGTCTGAGCTGGGCGTCATTCTGCCGCATGGCACGGCAATTGACCTGCCCGATGTGCCGTCTTCACCCGTAACTGAAACTATCAATCTTTGGGAGTAAACCATGACAGAAGGGGAAAAAGGCGTCCTGTCACTGTTTGTGATTGGGGCACTGATTGTGGTCGGAAAAGTGCTGGCAGGCGGTGAACCCATCACCCCGCGTTTGTTTATCGGGCGCATGTTGCTCGGCGGTTTTGTCTCAATGGTCGCCGGTGTTGTTCTGGTGCAGTTTCCTGATATGTCACTGCCCGCCGTGTGCGGTATTGGATCCATGCTCGGTATTGCCGGTTATCAGGTGGTGGAAATCGCCATTCAGCGCCGCTTTAAGTCACAGAAGGGGGAAGGCGATGCCGGTCATTAATACTCACCAGAATATCGCCGCCTTTCTGGACATGCTGGCGTATTCCGAAGGAACGGCGAACCATCCGCTGACGAAAAACCGTGGCTACGACGTCATTGTTACCGGCCTTGATGGCAGGCCAGAGATTTTCACCGATTACAGCGACCACCCTTTCGCACATGGCCGACCCGCGAAAGTGTTTAATCGCCGTGGTGAGAAATCCACGGCATCGGGGCGTTACCAGCAGCTTTATATGTTCTGGCCGCACTATAAAAAACAGCTCGCATTGCCTGATTTCAGCCCACTGTCGCAGGACAAGCTCGCGATCCAGTTAATCCGGGAGCGCGGTGCTATTGACGATATCCGGGCGGGGCGTATTGAGCGTGCTGTTTCCCGTTGCCGGAATATCTGGGCGTCATTGCCGGGTGCCGGTTACGGCCAGCGCGAGCACAGTCTCGAAAAGCTGGTTACCGTCTGGCGCACGGCTGGCGGGGTGGTGGCATGAAAGTCCTGATAACGCTGTTTGTGCTGGCCGTGCTCGGTCTGATGTGGTTGCGCCATGAGAATGGCAATTTATCCCGCTCCTTTGAGACGGCAAACCGCGTTGCGAGCGAGCAAAAGGCGACGATTGGCATGCTGAAAAATCAGCTCAGTGTCGCCGGCCAGCTCGCCCGACGTAATGAATCCGCGCAGGTGGCACTGCGCGAACAGCTCGCAAAGGCAGGCGCAGAAGCAAACCGCCGCGAGCAGACGATAACGAGGTTACTTGATGAAAATGAAGCCTTTCGCCGCTGGTATAACGCTCCTCTGCCTGATGCTGTGCGCAGGCTGCACACCCGCGCCGCCTGCGCCAGCGCCGGTGATTGTGGTCAGCGGATGCCCGAGGGTGAGCCTTTGCCCGATGCCGGAAAGTGATCCGAAAACCAATGGCGACCTGAGCGCCGATATTCGCCGTCTTGAGGGCGCGCTGACCGCCTGCGCGCTGCAGGTCAAAACCGTCAAACACTGTCAGGATGAACTCGATGCAGAAGCACAAAAGCCTGCGCAAGGCGCTGATTAACGCTGTGCCGCAGCTCCGAAACAACCCCGATATGCTGCGCCTGTTCGCTGATAACGGGCATACGGATTCCCGACTGGAGAGCTCGCTGTCGTTTGAAAAGGTGTACGTGCTTAACGTGGTGGTGACTGACTTTACCGGCGACCTCGATTTGATATTTGTGCCGGTACAGGCATGGCTGCGTGAGCATCAGCCGGACATTATGACCACCGACGACGGGCGGGAGAAAGGATTCACATGGATGATTGATATCAATAACGACGATTCGCTCGATATCAGTATCAGCCTGAGACTCACCGAGCGCACGCTCGTCAAAGAGGTCGACGGCGCATTGCATGTCAGCTATGCCCCTGAGCCACCGCTGCCTGAGCCAGTGACGCGCCCGGTCGAGCTGTACGTTAACGGCGAGCTGGTGAGTAAGTGGGATGAGTGAGTTAACCGCGCTGCAGGAGCGCCTTGCCGGTCTGATTGCCAGCCTGTCACCGGCGGCGCGTCGTCAAATGGCGGCTGACATTGCAAAAAAACTGCGCGCCAGTCAGCAGCAGCGCATCAGGCGACAGCAGGCACCAGACGGCACCCCGTATGCCGCCCGAAAGCGCCAGCCGGTGCGAAGTAAGAAAGGCCGTATCAGGCGCGAAATGTTCGCCAGACTGCGCACTAACCGCTTTATGAAAGCCAAAGGCAGCGACAGTGCGGCGGTGGTGGAATTTACCGGCAGGGTACAGCGCATGGCGCGGGTGCATCAGTATGGCCTCAAAGACCGGCCAAATCGTCACAGCCGGGATGTGCAGTACGCGGCGCGCCCGTTGCTCGGTTTCACCCGCGACGATGAGCAGATGATTGAAGACATCATTATCAGGCATCTCGGTAAATAAATATTGTGTGAACCACCACCGGAGCCGCGCGAATTGGCGCGACTCCAGACCAGAGGCATCCTTGCACTATGAATACGTTATCCACAATACAGGAGCTCGCGCGCGCGATTCGCAACCTCATCCGCTCAGGTGTGGTGACTGAGGTCGATACCGCGCAGGGGCTGTGCCGCGTACAAAGCGGCGGGATCCAGACTGCATGGCTGAACTGGCTGACCACCCGCGCCGGTCGTTCGCGGACATGGTGGGCTCCCTCGGTCGGTGAGCAGGTGCTGCTGCTGGCAATTGGTGGCGAGCTTGATACTGCTTTCGTGCTGCCGGGGATTTTCTCCGACGATAACCCTGCCCCGTCAGCCTCGGCGGATGCGTGGCATGTGGTGTTCCCCGACGGCGCTGTTATGGAGTATGAGCCGGAAACCGGTGCGCTGACGGTCAGCGGCATCAAGACTGCCGATGTGACGGCATCGGAGTCCATTACCGCCACCGTGCCGGTGGTACTGGTAAAAGCGGCAGAACGTATCACCCTCGACACCCCGGAGGTGGTATGCACCAACAAACTGACGACGGCGACGCTTGAGGTGCAGAAAGGCGGCACCATGCGGGGAAACATCGAACATACCGGTGGCACGTTGAAATCAAACGGCGTACAGGTCGATGACCACGGTCACGGCGGCGTGCAACGGGGCGGGAGCTGGACGGAGGGCACCAGATGACGGCGCGTTATCTGGGGATGAACCGCAATACCGGCCTCGCTATCAGTGACAGTGAGCATATCAGCCAGAGCATGCGCGACATTCTGCTGACGCCGGTCGGCTCGCGGGTAATGCGTCGTGAATATGGCTCGCTCCTGTCTGCGCTGATTGATATGCCGCAAAACCCGGCGCTCAGGCTGCAAATCATGGTGGCGTGCTATTCCGCGATCCAGAAATGGGAACCACGCATCAGGCTTACCTCAATCAGCTTTGAGCGTGGCGACACTGGCGAAATGTATGTCGATATTACCGGGATGCGTACCGATACCGGTGCGTCAGTTTCAACCACTGTTTCACTGAGTTAAACCACTATGGCAACTGTTGACCTGAGTCTGCTACCTGTTCCTGATGTGGTCGAGGAACTGGACTATGAAACTATCCTTGCGGAGCGCATTGCAACGCTGATTTCGCTCTATCCGGAAAACCAGCAGGAAGCCGTCGCCCGGACGCTCGCACTTGAGTCTGAGCCAATTGTTAAATTGCTGCAGGAAAACGCCTACCGCGAGGTTATCTGGCGTCAGCGTGTCAATGAAGCTGCACGCGCAGTGATGCTGGCTTATGCCATAGACAGTGACCTCGATAATATCGGGGCGAATTTCAGTGTTGAGCGCCTTGTCGTCACGCCTGCTGATGACACCACCATTCCACCCACTCCGGCAGAAATGGAACTCGACGCAGATTATCGTCTGCGTATACAGCAGGCTTTTGAGGGACTGAGCGTGGCGGGGTCTGTCGGATCGTACCAGTATCATGGCCGTAGTGCTGACGGGCGCGTCGGCGATATTTCAGTTATCAGCCCGTCGCCAGCCTGTGTGACGATTTCCGTGCTGTCTCGTGAAAACAACGGCGTCGCATCTGAGGAACTGCTTGCAATTGTGCGCAATGCCCTGAACGCAGAAGATGTCAGGCCGGTAGCTGACCGGGTGACGGTACAGTCAGCCGAAATTGTTAACTACCAGATTAACGCCACGCTTTATCTTTATCCCGGCCCGGAAAGTGAACCCATCAGGGCGGCGGCTGAGGCAAAGCTGAAAGCCTATATCAGCGCGCAGCACCGCCTCGGGCGCGATATCCGTAAATCAGCGATTTATGCCGCCCTGCATGTTGAGGGTGTTCAGCGGGTGGAGCTGGCGGCACCGGTCACGGATATTGTTCTCGATAACACACAGGCGTCCTTTTGCACTGACTACAGCCTTGTAATCGGGGGCTCTGATGAATGACTCACGATTGCTGCCGGTAGGCTCATCGCCACTGGAAGTTGCCGCCGCAAGGGCATGTGCTGAGATTGAAAGAACGCCGGTCAACATCCGCGCGTTGTGGAACCCTGACACCTGTCCGGAAAATTTGCTGCCGTGGCTGGCGTGGGCATTTTCTGTCGACCGGTGGGATGAGAACTGGCCGGAGGGAACAAAACGTGCCGTTATCCGTGATGCATATTTCATTCACTGCCACAAGGGGACTATCGGCGCAATCCGTCGGGTAGTGGAGCCACTCGGCTATGTCATCAATGTAACGGAATGGTGGGAAAGCGGCGACCCGCCAGGCACATTCCGGCTTGATATCGGGGTGCTTGAAAGTGGCATTACCGAGGAAATGTATTTCGAAATGGAGCGACTGATTGCGGATGCAAAGCCAGCCAGTCGTCATCTGACTGGCCTGAATATTGTCCAGGACATTCCCGGTTATTTGTATACCGGCGGCGTGTCCTGCGACGGCGATATTATTACGGTTTACCCGGGATAAGTGAGGAATAATGAGCACGAAATTTAAAACCGTTATCACCACTGCCGGAGCCGCTAAGCTTGCTGCAGCCACCATGCCGGGCGGTAAGAAAATAAATCTTAACGTTATGGCTGTTGGTGACGGCGGCGGAAAGCTGCCGGAGCCTGATGCCGGTCAGACGCAGCTTGTTAATGAGGTCTGGCGTCATACTCTGAATAAAATCAGCCAGGACAACCGGTACAGTAATTACATTGTGGCCGAGCTGGTTATTCCGCCGGAGGTGGGCGGCTTCTGGATGCGTGAGCTTGGCCTTTACGACGATGAAGGGACGCTGATTGCTGTTGCCAATATGGCCGAAAGCTACAAGCCAGAACTGGCTGAGGGCTCAGGGCGTGCGCAGACATGCCGCATGGTCATTATTGTCAGCAGTGTCGAGTCTGTGGCGCTGTCCATTGACTCAACGATGGTGATGGCGACGCAGGATTATGTCGACGACAGGCTCGCCGAACATGAAAAATCCCGTCGTCATCCTGATGCCACTCTTAAAGAAAAAGGGTTTACTCAGCTCAGTAACGCGACTGACAGCGAGTCTGAAACGCTCGCAGCGACGCCGAAAGCTGTTAAGGCAGCATATGATCTTGCTGACGCGAAATATACGGCTCAGGACGCCACCACAACGCGTAAAGGGATTGTACAACTAAGTAGTGTAACCGACAGTAATGATGAAAATCAGGCTGCCACGCCAAAAGCGGTCAAAATTGCGATGGACAACGCCAACAAGCGCCTTGCCAAAGAACGCAACCTCGCTGACCTGACAAACATCCAGCAGGCCCGTCAGTCCCTCCAGCTTGGCAACAGCGCTACACTCAATGTCGGCACCACACCAGACACTGTAGCTGCAGGTGACGACGCCCGCATTATCACCACCAAAAAAGCCATTGACGACACCCAGATCGGTCTTGGTGCTCAGCCCGTTATGTGGGTAAGCTCCGCCGATGATTTGAGCAGCCTGCCGTCTGGCGCACGCCGGTTTGCCAGCAATAAAGCTCCGGCAACAATATTGCCGGTAAACGATTATGTTTTCCTGGAAGTGATTGCCAAACGCGATTGCGTAGACGGCTGCGCCGTTCTGATAACAGACTCAATTGGTAACACCTGGATTGGCGCGCGCTGGGACGCAACCAATGGTTCCGGTTTTACCTGGCGTCCCATGATGTCGTGTCCGCCCGGTGTTCCCCTTCCGTGGCCATCTGACACTATCCCTGCCGGTTATGCCCTGATGCAGGGGCAGGCATTTGATAAGAACGTTTATCCCTTACTGGCAATAGCATATCCATCCGGCGCTATTCCGGACATGCGAGGCTGGACAATCAAAGGTAAGCCTGTCAGTGGACGTGCAGTGCTGTCGCAAGAACTGGACGGTAACAAATCGCACAGTCACAGCGCCAGGGCGCAGGATACCGACTTAGGGGCGAAAGCTACCTCATCCTTTGATTACGGCACGAAGAGTTCCGATACAACAGGCGGTCATAACCATTCGGCTGGCGGACTATATGGTGGTGACTCAATCGGTGGAAAAACTCGCGTTCAGCGTGACGGAAATAATCAGTTAACAAGCTGGAATGGCGATCACGCACATACCACATGGATTGGCCCGCACGAACACTCCGTATACATCGGTCCACACGGACACGTCGTTATAGTGGACGCAGATGGTAATGCGGAAACCACGGTTAGAAACATTGCATTTAACTACATAGTGAGGCTGGCATAATGACTTTTAAAATGAGCAGCAAAGCGCAGACAATTAAAATTTTCAATCTGCGTTCAGATACTAACGAATTTATTGGTGCGGGCGATGCGTATATCCCGCCGCACACTGGATTACCGGCTAATTGTACTGATGTCGCCCCTCCTGAAATTCCGACCAGCCATATTGCGATATTTGATGCTGAAACACAGACGTGGACTCTGCATGAAGACCACAGAGGTGAAACGGTTTATGACACAACAACCGGTAATCAGGTTTATATCTCCGAACCCGGGCCGTTGCCTGAAAATGTCACATCAGTTTCGCCAGAGAATCAATACCAGAAATGGGATGGTAAGGCATGGGTGAAAGATGAAGTTGCGGAAGCTGCAGCACGACTTATTGAAGCGGAAGGGACAAAAAACAACCTTCTGCAAATGGCTTTGACGAAAATAGCGCCATTACAGGATGCAGTTGAGCTTGATATCGCTACGAGTGAAGAGAGAGCGCAGCTCAACGAGTGGAAAAAATACAGGGTACTGGTAAACAGGGTGGATACATCTGCGCCTGACTGGCCGGATATACCACGCTAAATATTCAGGTGGGTTTATTACCCGCCTTTTCTTTTTCCTGTCGTTGTGCCATCAACCTGACAGCCGGTACAAATAGCCCCCTCTTGTGTACTGACCTGAAAATATACTCACCCCTTAACCACGGAGTTAACCGGATGAGTGATTTTCACCACGGCACGCAGGTCATCGAAATTAATGACGGTACGCGTGTTATTTCCACAGTAGCGACTGCGGTCGTCGGCATGGTTTGTACAGCCAGCGATGCAGATGCCACGCTATTTCCCCTCAATGAACCGGTACTGATTACCAATGTGCAAAGCGCCATTGCGAAAGCCGGTAAAAAAGGCACGTTGGCTGCATCACTGCAGGCCATCGCAGACCAGTCAAAACCCGTCACTGTTGTTGTACGTGTTGAGGATGGAACCGGCGATGACGAGGAAGCTGCGCTCGCACAGACTGTTTCCAACATTATCGGAGGTACGGATGAGAACGGTAAATACACCGGTATCAAGGCTCTCCTGACCGCTCAGGCCGTCACCGGCGTCAAGCCGCGTATTCTTGGGGTGCCGGGGCTGGATACTAAAGAGGTCGCGGTCGCGCTTGCGTCGGCTGCCATTAAGTTACGTGCATTTGCTTACGTCAGCGCGTGGGGATGTAAGACTATTTCCGAAGCGATGGAATATCGTAAAAATTTCAGCCAGCGCGAGCTGATGGTTATCTGGCCTGATTTCCTCGCATGGGACACCGTCAAAAATACCACCGCAACGGCTTACGCCACTGCGCGTGCACTCGGCCTGCGTGCTTACATCGACCAGACTGTCGGCTGGCACAAAACCCTGTCTAACGTTGGTGTACAGGGAGTTACCGGCATCAGCGCCTCAGTGTTCTGGGATTTGCAGGCATCCGGCACCGATGCTGACCTTCTCAACGAGGCCGGGGTTACAACTCTGGTACGCAAGGACGGTTTCCGCTTCTGGGGTAACCGCACCTGCTCAGATGACCCGCTTTTTCTGTTTGAGAACTACACCCGTACCGCGCAGGTACTGGCCGACACGATGGCTGAAGCGCACATGTGGGCGGTCGATAAGCCCATTACCGCCACGCTCATTCGTGACATTGTTGACGGCATCAATGCCAAATTCCGCGAGCTGAAAACAAACGGCTACATCGTGGACGGTGAATGCTGGTTCGACGAGGAATCGAACGACAAGGAGACCCTGAAAGCCGGGAAACTGTATATCGACTACGACTATACGCCGGTTCCGCCACTGGAGAGCCTGACCATGCGCCAGCGTATCACCGATAAATATCTGGTGAATCTGGCCGAATCGGTCAACAGCTAAGGAGCCTGAAACAACATGGCACTACCCCGTAAACTCAAATACCTGAATATGTTCAACGATGGCCTCAGCTACATGGGTGTTGTTGAATCCGTAACGTTGCCGAAGCTGACCCGCAAGCTCGAAAACTATCGCGGCGGCGGTATGAATGGCGCGGCAGCGATTGACCTCGGCCTCGACGACGATGCATTAACCGTCGAATGGTCTGTCGGCGGCCTGCCTGATGTGGCTCTGTGGGCGCAGTACGCCGCCCCGGGCGCTGATGCTGTGCCGCTGCGTTTTGCTGGTTCTTACCAGCGCGACGACACCGGCGAAATCGTGGCGGTCGAGGTGGTCATGCGTGGCCGTCATAAAGAAATCGACGGCGGCGAGAATAAGCAGGGTGAAAACACCTCGACCAAACTGTCGACTGTCTGCACCTACTACCGCCTCACGATTGATGGCAGCGACGTCATCGAAATCGACACCGTCAACATGGTCGAGAAGGTGAACGGCGTCGACCGTCTGGAGCAGCACCGCCGCGCAATCGGGCTGTAATTCCCTGACCGGTCAGCACTGCTGGCCGGTTATTAACCCCATTCAGAACAGAGAAAAACATCATGGCAAAAGCACCACGTAAAACCGCTGAATTTATTGATACGGCTGGCAATGAAACTGACACCGTAAACCCGAACGTCGTGACCCTGGACAAACCGATTAAGCGCGCCGGTCAGACGATTGATAAAGTCACCCTGATTGAGCCGAACGCCGGTACCCTGCGCGGCGTCAGTCTGGCGGCGGTGGCGCAGTCCGAAGTCGACGCCCTGATTAAGGTGCTGCCCCGTATGACCTACCCCGCGCTCACCGCGCAGGAGCTTACCGCGATGAACCTGCCCGATATGTTGTCGCTGGCCGCTAAGGTGATTGGTTTTTTGTCACCGGCTTCGGCGGAATAGACTTCCCGCCAGACCTGTCGACTGATGACCTGATGGCGGATATCGCAGTGATATTCCACTGGCCGCCATCAGAACTCTGTTCCCTGAGCCTGACCGAGCTCATCACATGGCGCGAAAAGGCGCTGCAGCGTAGCGGAAACCACAATGAGTAATAACCTGAGGCTTGAGGTATTGCTGAAAGCGGTCGACCAGGCGACCAGACCGCTTAAATCCATCCAGACTGCGAGTAAATCCCTGTCGGGAGATATTCGCGACACACAAAAAGGGCTGCGTGACCTGAACGGTCAGGCGTCGAAAATCGACGGATTTCGTAAGGCAAGCGCGCAACTGGCCGTGACTGGTCAGGCGCTTGAGAAAGCGAAACGCGAGGCCGGTGAGCTGGCCGTGCAGTTTAAAAACACCACCAGTCCGACCCGCGCGCAGGCGCAGGCATTCGAAGCAGCAAAACGTGCCGCCTCTGAGCTGCAGATGAAATATAACAGCCTGAGAACATCGGTACAGCGCCAGCGCTCCGAGCTGATGCAGGCTGGTATTAATACCCGCACCCTGTCTGCCGATGAGCGTCGGCTCAAAACCTCCATCAGCGAAACGACGGCGCAGCTTAATCGCCAGCGTGAGGCACTGGCGCGCGTCAGTGCGCAGCAGGCGAAATTAAGCCGGGTGAAAGAACGATATAAATCAGGTAAAGAGCTTGCCGGTAACATGGCTGCTGCAGGTGCTGCCGGGGTCGGTATTGCGACGGCGGGAACGATGGCCGGGGTTAAATTACTGATGCCCGGTTATGACTTTGCACAGAAAAATTCCGAGCTGCAGGCTGTGCTCGGGGTCGAAAAGCAGTTGCCAGAAATGCAGGCGCTACGTAAACAGGCGCGCCAGCTCGGTGACAATACCGCCGCTTCTGCTGATGATGCAGCCAGTGCGCAGATTATCATTGCAAAAGGTGGTGGTGATGCCGCCGCGATTCAGGCAACAACGCCAGTCACTCTGAATATGGCGCTTGCTAACCGTCGCACAATGGAAGAAAACGCCGCGTTACTGATGGGGATGAAATCCGCTTTCCAGCTCTCAAATGACAAGGTGGCACACATCGGCGACGTGTTGTCGACGGTGATGAACAAAACCGCCGCCGACTTTGACGGCCTCAGTGATGCGATGACCTATGCCGCGCCGGTGGCAAAAAACGCCGGTGTCAGTATTGAAGAAACCGCTGCAATGGTGGGCGCTCTGCATGATGCAAAAATTACAGGCTCGATGGCCGGTACCGGAAGCCGTGCAGTATTAAGTCGCCTGCAGGCTCCGACCGGCAAAGCATGGGATGCCCTCAAAGAGCTGGGCGTCAAAACCTCAGACAGCAAAGGCAATACGCGCCCGATATTTACCATCCTGAAAGAAATGCAGGCCAGCTTTAAGCGCAACAATCTTGGAACCGGGCAGCAAGCCGAATACATGAAAACGATATTCGGTGAGGAAGCCAGCTCATCGGCTAATGTGCTGATGGCGGCAGCGGCCAGCGGCAAGCTCGACCAGCTAACCGCCGCGCTGAAAGCGTCAGACGGCAAAACCGAGGAACTGGTTAAGGTTATGCAGGATAACCTCGGCGGCGACTTTAAAGAGTTCCAGTCTGCTTATGAGGCAATCGGTACCGACCTTTTTGACCAGCAAGAAGGCTCGCTGCGTAAACTCACCCAAACAGCCACGCAATACGTGTTAAAGCTCGACGACTGGATCCAGAAGAACAAAGGGCTGGCGACAACTATCGGCATTATTGCCGGTGGCGCACTTGCTCTGATTGGCATCATCGGCGGCATTGGTCTTGTGGCGTGGCCGGTAGTTATGGGGATTAACGCCATCATTGCCGCCGCTGGCGTTATGGGTACGGTCTTTACTGTTGCCGGTAGCGCCATTGTGACAGCTCTCGGTGCGATTACCTGGCCGATTGTTGCAGTGGGGGCGGCGATTGTGGCTGGTGCGTTACTCATCCGTAAATACTGGGAGCCCATCAGCGCATTTTTCTCGGGGGTGATTGAGGGCATTATGAGTGCCTTTGCACCGGTCGGGGAAATGTTTGCGCCACTGGCACCCATTTTTGACGGACTCGGTGAGAAGCTGCATGGCGTCTGGCAATGGTTTAAAGACCTGATTGCACCGGTCAAGGCAACGCAGGAGACGCTCGATAGCTGCAAAAATGTCGGCGTTATATTTGGTCAGGCACTGGCCTCGGCCTTGAAGGCTCCGCTCAATGTTTTTAACAAGCTGCGCAGCGGTGTCGACTGGCTTCTCGAAAAGCTCGGTATTATCAACAAAGAGTCAGATAGCCTCGACCAGACCGCCGCCAGAACCAACGTCGCCACGCAGGGTAATTCCTACATCCCGGCAACCAGCACATATGGCGGCTATCAGGCTTATCAGCCCGTTACCGCACCGGCGGGACGCTCTTACATTGACCAGAGCAAAAGCGAATACAACATCACTCTGCCGGGTAGTGTTGCGCCGGGGCATCAGCTTGACCGCCAGTTACGCGACACGCTCGAACAGATTGAACGCGATAAACGTGCGCGCCAGCGTGCCAGTATGACCCATGATTTCTGAGGAAGGATAAAACGATGATGCTTGCGCTGGGAATGTTTGTTTTTGAACTCCGTACTCTGCCTTATCAGTCAATGCAGCATTCGAAAGATTACCGCTGGGCGTCTAATGACCGGGTCGGTAAACCGCCTGCATATCAGTTTCTCGGCGAGGGGGAAACCGCAATACAGCTTGCCGGTACGCTTTACCCTGCCATTACCGGCGGTCATATATCCCTGCTGGCTGTGGAACTGATGGCCGATGAGGGCAGGGCGTGGCCGCTGATTGAGGGGACCGGCAAAATCCTCGGAATATATATCATCGATAAGGTGTCGACCACGCACGCCGACTTTTTCAGCGATGGTGCGGCAAGAAAGATTGATTTCACGCTTTCGCTAAAACGGGTCGATGAATCACTGACGGCAATGTTTGGCGACCTGAATAAACAGGCGAGCGAGCTTCTCGGCTCTGCCGGTAATCTGACCGATAAGTTGCAGGGTGCGCTCGGAGGGCTGACCACATGATTACGGGAATGACTATTGACGCCGGTGCCAGTCTTGCACCGGCATTTATGCTAACGCTGAACAGCCAGGACATTACCAGCAATTTTAGTGACCGGCTGATTTCTCTCACCATGACCGACAACCGGGGTTTTGAGGCTGACCAGCTCGACATTGAGCTCGACGATACCGACGGAAAAGTCGAGTTACCCCTGCGCGGGGCGGTGCTGACGCTGTGGCTTGGCTGGCAGGGTTCGGCGCTACTAAATAAAGGCGATTTTACGGTCGATGAGATTGAGCACCGGGGCGCGCCTGATACCCTGACCATCCGGGCGCGTAGTGCAGACTTTCGCGGCACGCTCAATTCACGACGTGAAGAATCATGGCACGATACCACCCTCGGTGAGCTGGTCAGCACCATTGCAAAGCGTAACAAACTGACGGCCAGCGTCGCGGATTCGCTGAAACAAATCCCGGTACCGCATATCGACCAGTCGCAGGAGTCCGACGCGGTATTTCTTACCCGGCTGGCTGACCGAAACGGAGCGACTGTATCGGTTAAAGCGGGAAAGCTCCTGTTTCTGAAAGCCGGTAGTGCGCTGACGGCCAGCGGTAAGCCCATTCCACAAATGACGCTGACCCGCAGTGACGGCGACCGTCATCAGTTTGCCATTGCCGACCGCGGAGCTTATACCGGTGTAACAGCTAAATGGTTGCACACCAAAGACCCGAAGCCGCAAAAACAGAAAGTGACGCTGAAACGCCAGCCAAAAGAGAAGCACCTTCGCGCACTGGAACACCCGAAAGCAAAGCCGGTCAGCAAAAAGACGAAGTCCAGAAAAGAGCCGGAGGCTCGCGAAGGTGAGTATATGGTCGGTGAGGCCGATAACGTGCTGGCACTGACGACAGTCTACGCTTCAAGAGCGCAGGCGATGCGCGCCGCTCAGGCTAAGTGGGATAAGCTGCAGCGAGGCGTTGCGGAGTTTTCAATTACGCTGGCGCTTGGCAGGGCTGATTTATTCCCTGAGACACCGGTGCGTGTGTCGGGCTTTAAGCGCGTCATAGACGAGCAGGCATGGTTAATCAGTAAAGTGACTCACAGCCTGAATAATAGTGGCTTCACGACGGGCTTAGAGCTTGAGGTTAAACTCTCTGATGTGGAGTACAGTGCGGAATCGGATGATGAATAAAATGTATTCACAAAAAGTGAATTAGTGATTATTATTGGTTCACGAATTGAGAATAAGAGGTGGGTTATGTTTCATTGTCCGAAGTGCCATCATGCCGCACATGCGCGAACAAGCCGCTATCTAACCGAAAATACGAAAGAGCGCTACCACCAGTGCCAGAATATCAACTGCAGTTGTACGTTTATGACAATGGAAACGATAGAACGCTTTATTGTTACTCCGGGATCCATCGACCCGGCACCGCCGCACCCGACTGTTGGTGGTCAGCGACCATTGTGGCTCTGA